TTCCGTAACGCTCAAATTCTTTTTCATAAGTATCAGGAAGATACTGATTCAAGAAGTTGAAGTCAGTGATGTAATTTGTTGATAAGGGTACTTGTTGAGCTGAAGGCTGCAAGTCGAAACCCGGTGTGCTTAATACTGCCATTTTTTTTTAGTGGTAAGCCACTACCTTTTTGTTGTTAATTAATTATTTTTTACTTCTAATCTTTAAGCCTCTACTTGAGTTATTACTTAAAGCTTTAATTTGCATTCCACCTTTACTAACTGTTTCCGGAGCTTTTCGCATAGTCATGTTTATGTTTTTAGCTTTGCGAGCATCTCCTTCAATAGCATCTGATTTACCTTGTTCATAAAAGAACTTGGCAAACTTATCAGGGTTCATTGCTACCGACAATGCTTTGTGATATCCTGCGGCATCAGTCATCAAACCTTCTTCATTCATAAACTTATTTATAAAGTTCATTGGTGTCGAGTTTGATTTTTTCAATTCCTCAGCATCTCCCGGATTAAAAGTAACATTACTATCTCCTATTTTGAACTCAAAACCTTTGAACTCAGAAGAAAAAACCTCGTTAGTTTTATTAGTAAACCACTCGGATTTTTTTAAGTTAGTCTCTTCTACCGTTTTTGCATTATCTAAATACTGTTGGTAAGCTTTTAATTTTTCATCTACTTCAGGAGAACTAGCTTCCTTTATCGACTCGATAGGTTGCTTATATGTTTCCTTTTGTTCGTTGAAAAACTTTTTAGCTTTGGCAACAATTCTTTTCTTTTTTAATTTAGCCTTTTTAATATCTGACTCATCATCTAAATCTTCATCATATCTGTAGTCATCCATTATAGCATCTACGTCTTCTGCATCAATGGCTTCATCTGTAGCCAAAAAATATTCAGACAGCAATGCGTCTTCAGGCATATCGTCAAAATTTCTTTGAAGCTTAACGTAATCATTAATACTTCTACCTGTTTCTTTTTTAAATTTGAAGTAAGCACTTACATCTTCAGGTAATTCTTCAGACTCTTTTCTTTCTTCAAGTAATTCTTCAAAAGAACCAATTTCTTTTTGATACTTATCTTTTATAAAAGACAAAACCCTTTCTTCATTTATTTCTAAATCAGTAGATGGTTCTTCTTTTTTATCTTCTACAATTTCAGCTTGAGACTCTTGAGCAGTTTCCTGAGAAGACTCATCTTTAAACTGTTGCTCGTGCTTTTCAAGCAACTCTTTTTCAATTTGTTGAGTTCCTTTTTCCTCAACAGGATTTACTTCTTTTACTTTTAATTCCATTAGATTATAATTTTTACAAAGTTAATATTAATTTAATTATTTTTTTTAGGTATTATCTAGGCTCAAATTCTGCTAAATCAAATCCATCTAAACTATCTTCATTAGACTCAAACCTTTGAGGTGGAAGATTATTTTTACGTTGATTTATTAATTGAGACTGTTCAGTATTAGCCTGAGATATTCTTTGTGATTTTGCTTTTTCTCTTTGGTCCTCTCTAGACTGCAAAGCATTTTCACTAACGTTTCTAAGTTCTTGATTATATGCAAACTCTTGCTTCATTAAGTTAGCTTTAAGCATAGCCTCATTATTCATTTTCTCAATTTCAAATGCAATCTCTGCTTGTTTAACTTTCATCTTAGACTGAGTTTCCATTTCAATCTTTTGCATTTCAGCACCTGATTTCATTTGCTGCAATTGCTGTGCTTGCTGAGAAGCCATAGCTTGTTGTTGCATTTGGAACTTTTCATCTCTCTCCTGCTTCTTAATTCTTTTAACTTTAAGAAGTTGATTAGCCATCTTCAAGTTTCGAAGCTCTCTAATATCTATAGCATCCTCTAGGTTTATATCTCCTTTAGATAAAGCCATATTTATATTTGCCTCTAACTGTGCTCTTTCTTCCTCATCCGGAGCTACCTCAATAAATATTCCAAAGTCATAAATATATAAATCACTAATTTGATTTAGTATTGATACATTGTATTTCCCAATTTGGTTTATAAACTCTTCTTTAAAATCTGAGTACTCAAGAATATCTGAAACTCTAAGAGCTAAAGCTTCCGCCATTGTTCTATACATATACAAACTTCCATCTAGTATATGCCTAGTTGCTGTGTTAGAGCTTAATGCTGCTAACTTCTGAACACCAACTAAAGCATCAGGGTTAGGAGTACTAGCATCTCTAGCCTCATTAAGACCTGTCACCTGTCTAATCATATTTAAGTAATGATTATAATTAGTGATAAGCATTTGAGTTTTGCTTGCTCCTGAGTTAGAGTTTAATTCCTTAATAGGAACTTTTCCTTGGTTATATTCTCCATCACCTGTGTAGCTTCTACCAATAACACTACCTGTTTGGAAGTAAAGTCTTAATGCGTCTTCAGGATTATATGCATTACCTGTTCCCAAGTCTACTTCATTTAATCCATCGGCATCAATATATACACCATCCGGTACTGTTCTAGATATAACTTGCTGTAGTTTTAAATGAGTCATCTGAATTAAATCGGCAAAAGGAATCATTCTTCTAACTAAAGACTCTACATTTCCTTTATACATTCTAGGTGCAACAGCAACATAGTTAGGCATTGCGTGTTGACTTGCTGACTTAGGTCTTACCATATTCTCAGACATCTCCCACTTAAGTATAATGTTTGTTCCCATAACCATAATACCTTCATACCAAACATCAATTGTTTTAGATACCTTTTCAAAATTGTTTTCTTCCATCATCTCTGTTGGAGGATTAAAGGTGTCATCTTTCTCAATTACTTTAGAACCTCCACCTTCTGTTACTTTCTTTTTGTAAACAAAATTTTTGGTAGTTTTATAATTAAAGTATAAAAGAGTAACACTATCTCTAGCAAACAAACTATCTTGATAATATTGAGCAACATTAAAATAATCATACCATGATTGGCTATACTTTGATATTTCTTCTAAATCAGAATTAGTTAGACTTTGGTCTATCTTCATTAGCTCTGTGACTCCAACAGTTTTAATTTCACCCCAATAAAAACAATCTTTAAAATGAGGGTCTTCTGTATAACTATACACTACGTTTGCAGGGTCTACATAAGAAACTTTAACTCCATCGCCTTGAAGGAACTCGTGTTTACCTATAGCAATACCTAATACACTTAAATCGTAGTCATATCTTTTTCTTAAATCTATATAGTGGTTGTCATCTAGCAAAGTATTAATTGCCTCCTCTTCTGCTATTTCAATTGCAGGTTTATAGTTTAACTGCATATACAGAGATAGCTCTTCATCGTTAGCAGGAAGTTGGTCCGGTGCTACTGTAAAAGGGTCTACTCCAAACTTTTCTTGGATACTAAGCAACTCAGTTTTAGCAGCCATCTGACCTTCAATCATATCCTGATACTTGCTTCGTTTAGCTTGAGACATTGCATCTTGTGCATAAGCCCCAACCTTAAATAATCTATCAGACATTCCATTTACAACAATATCTACAAACTTTGGAATAATAGGAACAGGTGTCCAATCTAAATTCATGTAAGATAAATCTCCATCAACAGCTAATTCATTTTTATACTTAGCCACAGACTGCTCTCCACGAGCATAAAGCCTAAGCCTATTAAATTCACCCCACTGATTGTAGAATCTACATTGATTACCATCCTTTCTAAACCATTCGTATTGAATAGCTTGACCCACCATTAATCCATATTGGTCAGTTGCTTTTTCTGAATCCGTAGCAAACTGATTTGGAAACCCTGCTGAATCAATATTTATTTTTATATCTTCCATTTATTTATAATAATTGACTTGTTCTTCCTGAGTTACTATATCTTGCAAAGTTAAGACTAATTTTTGACTCTTTTTTTTGAGGTGTATATAAGTGTTTTTGATTAGCCATTATAGCTAATCCTGAACTTATAGTTGCATCAAATTTTGTTCTATTGCTGATATCAAACTTTGCCCAATCTTCTAGCGTTCTAACAAAAGGCATTGTACCCATATCCGCCTCTAAACTATCCGAGTTGCTTTCATCTATATTTAATCCTATGTAATTCTCTATATAAGACTCAATAGCGGCTGCGTGAGCCTGCTTTACATCTTCAGATGAGTTAGGTATCCCTCCTAGTTCTCTTTCTGTCTTAGAAAGCTTGTTATAGGTTTTATCGGGTCTATTCATACTAAAGCCTCTATACCCTCTATTCTTAAAGTGATAAAGTAATCTAGGTTTATTATTCTCACAAAGTATTGGCATACCATAAAAAACACAAGCCATTAATACTTCTTCAAAAAATATCTCTGCAGTTTGAGGTCTAGCTACGTATTCCAAAAAGAAAGCATTACTAGGAGCGTCATCCATATTAAACTTAGTGACACCGTGTAGTGCTCCGTTAGAACCTCCTCCTCCAACTGTTCCTGATATATCGTAACTATCACAACCGAAAGAACCTATGTGTTCGTTTCCGGGATATTTAATACCGTTCTTAGTTACTATTCTATTCTGTAAACTTTTCTTTGGTCTCCAACCAATATTAAATCTACCGTGCTTATCGGGTCTAAATATAACCTCAGTATCTTTGATTCCATTCTTCCAATAAAACGAACCCCTAGTTACATGATGTTCCTGTATTAAAGTTTCATTGTAATCTATCTGTTGATATATCTTAGTTAGATTAAATAAAGATTGTTTACTTTCATCTCTAAATGCGTGTGACTCTGTTCTAGGGAATTGACGATAAAATTCATTAAGAGCATCAGGGTCGTCTTTCAAAGAATCAACTTCTGCCTCCCAATAATCTACAGCCCCTTGATTAATCATTTCTCCATCTACACCTAATATAGTTTTTTTAGGTTTATATAAAACAGGCATTCCGTATCTATCTATAAAGCCTTCCATGTTTTGCTCCATAGGGATAAAAAGTGAATACATTCCACTTTTAGTTTGACCATTTGAGTTTCGTGTTCCCACATTGGAGTCTTCATATAACTTTTTAAAGTTACCTCCTCCTTTTTCTAAAGCGTTGGATGTTGAACCCATCATACACTTACCAATAATCTTACTACCCAATCTCAAACAAGTTTTAGTAACTCGCCAATTGTTTAATATATTATTTGGCTTTACCCACTTACCACTCTCATCGTGTACTAAAAGCAATAACTTTTCCCCATCATAAGAGTTGTCATCTGTGTTCTTCCAATCAATAGTTGTATCTAACCCTGTCATCTCTTCAGAGTCAACCTCGTGCATATTTTTTTTAGTAATCTTTGAAGCGGGAACTCTAAATGCTAGTTCTGTTTTTGGTTTATCCATTCCATCCTGAACAGGCTTGAAAAAGAAAGGTAATCTATTACATATTGGAACTACCTTATCCGTAAACATTTTTTTAGCATCCGCCCCTGTCTTTGAAAGTATTCCGACCCTTGCGTCTTTTGCTAAAGTTCCTGTGTTAGCACATTCGTTAGAACCCATAAAAGAAAAACCGGAACGTCTAATCTTTAAGTAAGTCATTCCAAAACTTCTCTTGTCAGCCTTACACGCTTCCCAAAAAATCCAAAATATTCTATTGGCTTCCCTGAAGTCAGGATATCCAACATCTATACTTGACCACTGAAGGTATATGTAGTGAGAACCTGTAATGTAGGTTTTAACTCCATTATTAAAAAACCATACTCCATCTTCTCTTCTGTCAAATTCATTCTCAATATAATCCACCCATCTGTCCTTAAAAGCTGTAGGCATTTCATTCCATTGAAATATAGATTTTATTTTTGAAAGTTCTTTTGGTAGTTCATGTCTTTCCCAATACTGATGTTGTTTGTCTTTGTGTCTTTGAAGACACTCTTTGGGAGCAAGAGGCAAACCTATCTTTAAACCGGAAATCTCTATAACATCTCCAAGCTTTCCTGTTTTAGATATAACAACTAAATCATACTTCTCGTTATAGCCATACATCCAACTACTATTCCTATTCTTGTTAGTAATAACATTCTTAGGAATATAGTTAGGTACTACCCTGTATAATTTATTTTGACCTACGTTCTGCAAATCCTTGGTTTGTGTGTTTTGTATTCCCTCCCTTTTCTAATAGCTCTAAAGCTTCTTTCTCCGTTTCTATTCTATTAAGTATTTCAAATGCGTCAAATATAGCAAGCTTCTTAGTTGCTGCTGCATTCTTTAATCTATCAGCAGCCAACTCATCTTCAGGGTCAGGCTTAATAATATCTTCTTTTGCAACTTTAATCAGTTGCTTTACAGCACGCATACCTGCCTCTATAATTTGTTTCTTTAATTCGTTTGATGTCATAATATCTTCTTTAAAAACAAAACTTGAATTAATCTACAATTTTTTTTCTTTCCGAAATTTTTTATTAAATTCCTAGAGTGTTTTAACTTAGAGTCAAATATAAACATAGAATTATATTCTCCGTAATTTACTATAGATTTTTTATTTAATTGATTATATATTGTAGTTCCGTATTTTTTGGGGTGATTTTTATTAAGATATAATATTATAGTTTTGTCACCCATCATTTCATCAGTGTGTATGTAATTAGGCTCTTTTTGATTCATACAAGACTTTCGAATAAAATTGTAAGAGACATTATAATCGGGGAATATAAGTTTCACAAAATTATACGCTTCATCTTTTTCTCTAGGCTGTATATTTTTAAATGTATTTTTTCCATCATGTATATCTACAAAATTTTCTTTATAGATATCCTCAACATATTTGTCGGGATTTTTTAAAACATCATTAAATTTTATACAAATCATAATACAGCAACTATGTTATTAGTAAACATTCTAAATAACTTTTCACCATCTACTGTAAACTCATACTCGCTTTCGGGCTCAAATATAACTTCACATCCTGTATCAATCCCAATACTTTTTAGTTGACTATTAGAATACTTAACTACTCCATGAAGAGGCTCTTCCTTTATTCCTTTATAGAGGTAAGAATCCTTAACACTAGTAGGCTCAATAAAACAATACTTCCCTATAGAGTTCCACCCATCTTTATTTTTATACATATAAAATTGTTGGTCATCTATAAAAAACAAATCGTCTTTAAAAAAACTTCTACCGCTTTTCCTTCTCCCACGCATATCATTATAAAACTTAAATACGTTGTGGTGAACTAAAAGTGTATCTCCTTTTTTAATAGGTCCGTTATATCCTATAGGGGTTTCCACAACCTCTGCTTCTCTATTAGATGCTTTGTGGTTTTCTTCTGAAGTGTTAATTATTATTTCTAATCCGGCAATCTCTTTTGTATTGTTGTATCTTTTACCGTTGACTGCACGAACTATAAAATCCGTTGGTGATTTCATTAAATAAAATTTATATTATATTCGATTGACACAGGAACTGTGCTACTAAAAGCTTTCCAAAGAAAAATTTCTTGGTCTTCGTTTTCAATATATATTAGAAAATTATTATTATCAGAATCTTGTGTTATTCGATGTATTGTATAATTACCACCCAACACTACTTGATTAATTAAATAATGCATTGCTCCTGATTTATAATCAGGACCTACTGAAATTTTTCTAATGTCCATTATATTTTATTTTTTTGGAATCGTAACGTCTCCTGTTTTAATATCTATAACAGCATCCGCTCCGTATTTCTCAATTAAGTCTGACTCTACTTTGTTTAGTGAAGATTTGTGCTCGTCTAGCTTTTGAAGCAATCCGTACTTTATAATCTCTACATCAGCTATTTCGTTTTTTAATTTTAAAAACTTAGTATTAATAGCCCTAATGTTTTCTAATTCTTCTTTGTCTAATTTCATTTTGATTGTTATTTAATTTAATTACCACATTGAACTTATGTTCTCGTATTCTTTTCTAGCATCAAAGCTAGGACAATTTTTATTTGAAAAATCTCTATGACCGTATATTTCTATTGATGGATATCTTATTTTATAAAACTCCAACATATCTACTAAAGCAGATTTTTGTTCATCAGTTCTAGTGTCTCCACCTTTACCACCTACGTAGGCTATTCCTATAGAATTTTTATTATGACCTTTGCAGTGTGCTCCTGCTTTTTCAATAGGTCTTCCTTCGTGAACACTTCCATCTAGTGAAATTACTATATGGTATCCAATATCTGACCAACCTCTTTCTTCAACGTGCCATCTTCTTATCTCGTCTACTGAGACGTTTCTCCCTTCAGGAGTATCAGTACAATGAACTATTATTTTATCTATATGTCTAATGACTACTTGTCTTTATTTAATAAGTACCACTTTTGGATGGTATACCCAATAGTTAATGCCAACAATACTATTTTTAATATTATATCAATATCTGTAAGAGACATAGCAAAACCCGCTATGCTCATACTATATAATTTTATGTCTCCCATATCAATCATAGCTAGTTATATAATTAATAATTAAAGAGTCGTTCCAAGTATTGTTTTGTGTATATTTCATATTAAGGCATTGGGTCACTTGCGTTATAAAAATAAACTGCATCTACCTCTAACTTAATCTTATCGGGAGCTGTTCCTGTAATAGTTAAATAGTTTTGGTTTTGCATACTGCCATATCTTCCCATTCCTCTTGAAAGTAATAGAGAAATAGGCACTTCAATAACTTGCCATTCACTTGTTCCAAATTCAATATTAAAATCTGCAGACCCCGGAGCGTTTACATCTTTAACTGTAAATTGACCTTCTGACGAGTTAATACCCCCAACACCAACAGTAAACCTATTTGCTGATGGTTGTAGTTCTTGAATCCTTAAAGCCATGTGAAAAAGACAGATGTTTCCTGAAGGACCAAAACCTAGAGTTTCACCGGATACATACATCCCTAACCCCCACCAATCATTTAGATTGGGCACTGTTTGAAATGACAACCAACCTGATTCAGCAGTACCATAAAAACTTCTTGAGCCTGCAGGAGGAGTATAACTAGTTAAGTTCTGAAAAAAATTTAAAACTCTAGTAGTATCATTCAACCAAAACTCTCCATCAATCCTTCCTCTAAGGAAATCACCTCCCATTTGTTCTAAGATGTAAACATAGTAGTCGTTCTTAAACATCTCTTCACCTATCGACCAAGTGTTCGAGTTTAACCCAATACCTGCACCCGTTCCTACACCCGCTGACATATTACCAAAGAGCTATAATAGAACCTGCTGTAGTTCCTGTTGCGTAAACTTGTAATACTTGAACAGGTAAAAAAGTTCCTGTTGGAACTCCTGTAAACACAACCGTGTCACCACCTGCTGTTTTTACTTTTAAGTTTCCTGCAAGACCGATGTACAGTATACATCCATTGTTACCTCTTCCATTTTCAGAAGAGATACTTGGAATCTCTAGTGTATCACTAGGAGTTACATCCGCAGCTCTACTAGTTTGTAATTTTTGATATGCCATTGTTATATATTTTTATTCGTTAGTTTCTTCCGGAGTTTCATATAGCTTCATCAATCTTTCATGTTCAGCTTCTAAAAAAATTCCATAAGCTTCTTTTAATTCTTCTGTCCAAAGTTCTTTTGCTATATCTGCAACAATGCCTTCTAATGAATCAATGTCCTTATCGGGAGTTGCAACATAACGAAAGTTTTTTCCATTTTCTGTTTCAAGAACCTCTAATATATTATAGTTGTTTTTTAATACGTTTACTTTTACTGTCTTTGCCATGTTTTATATTTTATTTTTTTAACCTTGTCTTGGATAAGTAACCGTTCCTGATACTAAAAAATCACCTTGATAAGATGAGAAATTTGAATCATTGACAGGAACTGTTATCGCAGGAGTACCTGATTGTTGTCTTATAGACCAAGAAGCACCATTAGTTCCAATTGTTTCACCACCATTAAGATTGTTAACAATTGCATTAGAAGCATCCCAACCCATATTTCTGTTATAACCAACTGAATGAACGTAGGGATAATTTGGATTTGTGGCAGAAGGATAATTAAAAGGTAGAGTTATATAAGGAATTAATACTGCACCCGGTGCTTTACCAATATTAAAAGCAGTTATTTCCATACTATAACTAACTGTTACAAAACCGTTAATCACGGTATAGTACCCCCAACGAGTACCGTAAGTTATTTGTGAAAAAGAACCTTGCCCGAATAAACTCATTTCAGGAGTAAAATATCCTGCTTCTACTTGAGGTCCTGCAGGTACTAAGTCTACAATCTCTTGTATAGTTACAGCGTCTCTTCCTGAGTTTGCTAAAGCTGAACCTAGATTTTTTGTTGGTATATTATCACTTACAACGTGAACTTTGTCTGTTAAATTTACTGCCATTTTTTTTTGTTTTATTCTTTTAAGTATGGAAACTTTCTGTTAAGAGAGTCTCTTCTAGCTGCACATCCACAGGGCTTTCCTGTAACCTCTGCAACCTTTTCAACAACAGCTTTTACTCCTGTTGCCTTTGTTATTTTTTCAATTGTGTCTCCTAGACCTCTAGACTTTTTTAC